CTTAACAACACAATGTTTGCATTTAAAATTAAATTTGGCCCTTATGAGGCTCTACAAGCATTTTTCACCTTCATGGCTATCGTAAGATTGTGGTCTAGATTGATCGCAACTTTGTTAACCATTTTCCCTCTATTTGATTTAGAAATACTACTTCATAGGGTTATGGTCAGTGGGGATTTAATTCTCACTGTGATAGCTTTCCTTCATACAATATCTTGGGCTATGCGAAGAGTATTGGTAGGAACTTATTATAAATCGGCCAGATCCATAATTTCTGAGGTATACCTCATTATTATGTTGATCTTAAGAGATGAAGGTAGTAAATCTGTGTTATTTGCCCTCTTATTTAAGTATTTATCAATTTTTGTATATATTTGTATAGGAGAAACGAGACAAAAGTACTTGCATAGCCTTTTGATCAATCTAACTATGACTAAGTATAATAATCGCTTAAGAACAGTCTTTATGAATACTTTTCTAGCTAGTGAGAAAGAAAGATGGATGAAATCCAGTCACTCACATCCGCGTGCTGCTGCTAACAGATCTCTATTTAATAGATGTGCGGATGCGTTCGCCGCAAGAATTAATTGCGAAAGATATGACTTAGAGATGTCAAGATCTAACCAAGATAAGAAAATTAAAGGAACTAGAAATTACCACTGGATTAAGGATCTTGATTTAGAACCTCAGTCAGACCCAATACCCGAAAATGCTTTAATTACAGTAGTTGATGTTGATTATTATATCGATATCAATGCTATACTTAATAAGTATAAACGTCCTACTCTGATATATACTTTCACCCCTGAGCGTGCAAGTTATGTTGGAAACAATTATTCCTACCGCTTCGATAAGGATGGAAAAGTATTGTTGGAAGTTAACGGGGGCGGAACCTATCATCATCATCTTTGGAATTATGGTGTTGATACTGTAGTTGTCTCAAAGCAATTCAATATATTTGGATTGTTTATAGAAATTCCTACGACGGTTTACAAAGTTGAGAGGTTAAGAATGGCTGATAATAGACAAGCCGTTTTCTTTGAACCTATTTGTACTTTGTGGTTATTTGCACCTGATTTGCAATGTAATTTTAAACATCTTGATTATCGAGTATTTGGATTGAATGGCACTACGTTTATTAAATTGGACGTTCAAGACAGAGATGATCACCTTGTTAGTGTTGGACAAGCAGAGCAATTGACTTGCCGAACCATCAAAGCTTCTGTGTTTTATGGTCTTATTAATAGATTTCAATTAGATCCTAAATCACTTAGCAGAGATGCTGTCGTCACGAATACTAAAGAAAGAGACGATATAGGCGATTATGTTCTGGTCAATTACATTAAGAATTGTATAGACATAGCTAAACCTACGATATCAATAGTAGACTATGTCCATACTTTCGAACCACTTAACCACGTTTCCCCCTCTCAACCTAAACCCAGTCTGAAACCTTTTATGAAACCTTTAGTTGATGGAGCTTTTGTTCCAAATAGAAGTCATGCATCAACAGTCCAGGCGGTAGTTGGACGTGGTTTCAATATTGCTAACTACACACCAATCAATAGTAAGCAATTACAGTATATTGATGATTTCATAGAACAAGAGTTTAATGTTAAATTAACACCTTGGACTAAGGAACAAGTACATGCTGTGCAAACTAAACCTGCACAAGTTCAGAAGTACAATCGTCATGTAATGAGGGGATCCCAGGGTGAATATAATGCTGAAAGTTTTGATAAGTCTGAGAGTTATGGTAAAGTTACTGATACTCGTAACATAACATCAACCGACACAGACTTTCAGATTGAATATTCATGTCAAACCTACCCCTTGGCTGAGTACACCAAACAAAAACCTTGGTACGTATTTGGCTGTGCACCTATTGATATGTCCAGAAAGTTAGCTGATCAATGTCAGCAAGCTCAATTCGCTCTTAATGCTGACTATAGTAGATGGGATGGACGCTTAGGAGAAGCCCTTCGAGTCTTAGAACAGAGGTTATTGTTAAGAGTTCTAGGCAAGAAAGCAGCTGATTTACATCTTAAGCAAATAGATATGACTATCTCAGATTGTTATGGAGCCAAATATAAGAATATGTATGCCAGATTATCTGGAAGTCCTGAAACTTCTTTATTTAACTCCATAGATAATGCATTCCTAGTTTACTGCTCTATGAGGGCGTTAGGAATGAGAGGTCCTATTAAAGCTGTAGTTGGTGGTGATGATGCAGTATTATTTGATATACCAGAAAACGTCGTTGTTAAAACCTCAGAATGGTTCGGTTTAAAGATCGAGTGTGAAAGAGTTGATAGGGGAAATTATGGAGTAACATTTCTATCCAGATATTATACAGATGGTATCTGGGAAGGATGCTTGGCTTCAATATGTGATATTGATAGAGTGATTGGTAAATTTCATCTCACAGCTGATCCTAAATTTCCACTAGATCCTCAACCAGACGTAATACTCAAGAAATTCACTGAGAAAGTTGCTGCTTATTATATTACAGACAGTAACACAGGGATACTTGGGGATTACCTGACGTGGTCTGTTTGCGTCATGGGTATCACAAACGATGTTATTAAAGAGATTTTGCAAGATCGCAATAACAATGAGGTTAGTTATAATGCGCGTGGTCATAAAATTAATAAACAGTATTATAACGAAGGTGTAGACGATCTTGTCAACTGGTATTTGAATAATAAAACAAAGATACATTGGAATGATGTTGTTCTTGATTTCCAAAATGTACATAGTATTCTAAATCCGCCAACATTGGGCAGCATTGAATTTAAGAATGTGGCTATTCCCGCAATCTTAGATGGAGAAGTACATGGTCCCCTACCTGAAGTCCTAAGCCAACCAGGTGACAAAGATGTATACTCTAAAGTACAACCTCCTAAGATGCTTCAGAAAGATCACAGGAAAATCGTTGCCACCGTTGCTCGGCTTCCCATTAAAAGATCAAAAGGTAAACGAACAGGTGTACACCGTACTAGTTTAAAACATACACAAGCACAAATTAGTCAAATTAGAAAGAAGGCTAAGAAACCTTCTACACCTGCACAGCCCAAACAGAAATAGTGTTAGGTTCGAACACCGTTGGGCTGGTGTTCGTAAATTGTAAATTTACTTCTTTAGATTTTAGATTAGTTAATCACAATGAATAAACAAACAAAACAAAAACAAAAACAGAAAAATAATAATAAACCCCTTGGTTTTCGAGTTAGTACAAAGAAAGTCCAAATCCCTAACGCATACGGATCAGTCCAATCAATTACCTCGCGTAACTCGATTCGTGTTAAGCACACCGTTAATCTTGGATTATTTGACGGCTCAACGTCCTTTGGCCAAATAGCACAATTTACTATTCAACCAAATGACATTCCTTGGATCAAAAACATAGCTTCTAACTATGAATATTATGAAATCCATAGTTTTGATTTTAGCTTTCTCCCCTCTGTCGGTTCATCTGCTACTGGAGCTGTATACTCTTATTGGGATGTTGACGTCCACGATGCTCCACTTGAATCAATTGACCAAATCATGAGCTGCAAGTATTCAGCTAGCGCTAATACCTGGTTGCCTCATCATTTGAAAGTCACCAATAAAAGGGATTTAAATCCAAATGGCAGAAGGTTTAATAAATCTGCTGGTTATAGTATATATACTGATACTAGATTGTATAATGCTGGTATTATACGTGTCTTTAACCATGGAAATGTATCTAGCACTATAGGTTCTTTCACTTTAGATTTGGATATTACTTTTTCCAACCCGCAAGTGGAACTACCCTATGGTGGCCATGTTACAGGTATCCCAAATGTAACGTCAGGCGTTAATACAGCACCTGATGTTCTTGACGTCGATGGTCGAGTTGATGCTTATGTTGCTGCCCCTACAAGCAAACAAGTTGCTGATGGAGCTATTTCTGGTGCTCAAGTTGTTAACCTGGCCAGGAAAATGGCAATTATTGCTTCAACAAAATGTACCGGCACAGGTCTCACACCAGGTTGCATGCTTGCTGTAGCTGGTTCTGCTCTTAATCAGGTTTACGGTCCTTCAGCTGTTAATGCTGCTGGATCAATCCACACCTCTACAACAAAACTAGAAGTTACAGATGATGGAGATCCTGATTTAAGATGGTTCCAAATGCAAGGTGATACTGGTTTGTACACTACTGCCACAGAATTCTCATCTAATTTGTCATTGGCTGATTATGGCAATATTGACCTTTGAGAATTTCTATGTATATATAGTATCTACTAGGTCTATCATTACTAAACACTTAATATGAG